TGGTCATCCGCAAATTTTTTTGAGCTAGCGTCGGATTCTCAATAAGGTTAACAGGTAAACAAGGCGGCTACTATATATAGTGTAAGGGGTTAACAAAAGGGCTAATGCTTATTACTTTTGCAGACTTAGCAAAGTTGAAAAACGTTAGTAGAGCTGCGGTTACAAAGAAAAAGAAAACAGGTGTTTTGAATGAGGCAATTGTTAACCATAACGGGCGAGAGTTGGTTAACAAAGAGATGGCGATGGAGTTATGGAATAAAAACACCGATCCGGCAAGGGGGGTGATTAGCGTTGCTACGCCGACAAAGCAAGAACTAAAGAAAAAGGTTGATTCACTTCCAGAGGATGCAATTCCTGATTTCAATGTGAGTCGGGCTAGAAAAGAATATTATTTAAGCGAATTGGCAAAGATACAAGTAGCGCAGCAAAAGAAAGAATTGATGCCAGTATCAGAAATCAAGAAATCAAGCTTTCAACTTGGGAGGAGTATCAGGGAATCGCTGGCTAACTTGGCTGATCGTTTATCAAATCAAATTGCAGGTGAAACGAACGCGCAAGCAATACACAAATTATTAACAGAAGAACACAGGGAAGCTTTAGAGCAATTAGTCGAGGCAGCATGAACGCTTGGAAAGAATCTTTTTTAAAGGGTCTTAAACCTGAAACGCCTTTATCTGTTAGTGATTGGGCTTGTAAGTATCGATTATTAAGCAGTAAGGCAAGCGCAGAACCGGGTAAGTATCGCGTGGAAAGAACGCCATACTGCAAATTACCTATGGACCTTCTAAGTAGTCACGGCGAAGTTCAAAGAGTTGTTTTGATGTTTGCTTCGCAATGTGGGAAAACTGAGCTTGGAATGAATTTTTTAGGCTGGATAGTTGATCACAGCCCCTCAAGTGTGCTTTGCGTTCAGCCCACGATTGAAATGGCGCGGCGTCTTTCTAAGCAAAGGCTCGAAAGTATGTTTACTGAAACCCCTTGTTTGGCTGACAAAATCGCGCCTGCTAGATCTAGAGATAGTGGAAACACAATGTTTAGCAAAGAGTTTTTAGGAGGCATATTGCTTATTACAGGCGGAAACAGCGCCACAGGATTAAGATCGGCGCCGATTCGCTACCTCTTCTGTGATGAAATAGATGCTTTCCCCCATGACATCGAAGGGGAGGGCGACCCCGTAGCGCTAGCAGAAAAACGTACTACTACATTTGCAAGAAAGAAAATATTACTTACATCAACTCCTACCGTTAAGGATTTTTCAAGAATAGAAGCTGAATATTTATCCAGTTCACAAAAAAAGTTTTATGTTCCTTGTCCCTTATGTGGTCACATGCAACACCTACACTTTAAAAACTTAAAATATGAAGATAACGACCCGTCAACTGTTCAATATCAATGTGAAAAATGTGAGGGCAAATTCAAAGAAGTTCATAAAACATCAATGCTTAGGAAAGGCGAATGGAGAGATACAGCAGAAAGCCAAGACAATAAAACAGCAGGTTTCCACCTGAATGGGCTTTATTCCCCCCTTGGTTGGTTTAGTTGGGAAAGTATGTGTCAAGAGTTTTTAAAAGCAAAATCTGACGCGCCTTTATTGCGTACCTTTGTTAATACGAGATTGGCTGAAACTTGGGATTCTGATCATGTTTCCCCTGTTAGTGTTGAAGGTCTTTTAAAACGTTGTGAAGGATATTTACCGGGGCAGATTCCAGAAGGGGTGCAAACAATAACGCTTGCGGTTGACGTACAAGGTGGCGGCGGAATGGGCGGCGAGAATCAAAGGCTAGAAGTGTCTATTTGGGGATGGAATTTAACGCCTGATCGTTTTGAAGAAGGTTGGCTAATTGATCATCAAGTAATTCTCGGCGATCCTCATCAATCCCATGTATGGGAGGTATTAGATGTTTTAGTTGGGGCTGAGTATGAAATTCCAGTACCGGGGAACCCAGAAAAGAAAGTTAAATTAAAACCTGATGTAACCGTGATCGACTCAGGTGGTTTAGCAACTCAGGCAACCTACCAGTATTGCCGTGAACGTCAGGCGCAAGGGGTGATAGCAATTAAAGGAACAAACCAAGCGCGGAAACCTGTTATTGGTCGCGGGTCAAAAGTAGACATCAACGCAAAGGGTAGATCATTAAAAAAGGCATTAACTTTATATTTAATGGGCGGAGATACTGCAAAAGACGCTTTAATGGGTAGACTGAAGCATAACGAACCCGGACCGGGGTATTTACATTTTCACGCGCAAACAGGCGAAGAATATTTTAGACAACTAACAGCAGAGAGACAAATATTAAAAACAAATCGATCAGGTTTTAAAGTTCCGACATGGACATTAAAACCGGGAACTAGAAATGAGGCGTTGGATTGTCTCTGTATGGCCTATTGCGGCGTTAATCGTCTTTATATGATCTATCCGAGGGCTAAAATTGGCGAAATTTTCGATAAAAGGCTCTTAAATTCCGTTAATTCCGATAAAAAACAACGTCTAAAATCTAATAGTAAGGTTACTAAGAAGTCGTATGTCACACATTGGTAAGAGGTCGGCGTGAATATTCCGGCATCGATACGTGCGGGCAGCACTGTTAAATGGAGAGAATCAAGCCAAGTTGCCCCGTTTGGTGATGCGTTGCAAAGCACCGATTCATGGGCAATGAAGTTCTATTTAAGAACTAATACGGCTTCGGAGGGACACACCGCGACGGGTTCAACCTACGGAACAGGTTGGCAAGTTGAAATTAGTGCTTCTGATAGTTCAGCATTTGACGCGGGTGATTGGTTTTGGAATTGTGAGGTTAGTAAAGGATCAGAAAAATATATTGTTGGGAGTGGAGCGTTAGAAGTTCTTCAAGCCCTCGCCTATACAGGAACGCCCGGAGCGCTGCAAGGAAAAAGCCAAATAGAACAAGACCTTGACGCAATACAGGCAGCTATTAGAACTTTAGTAAGTGGCGGTGTTGTTAAAGAATATTCAATTGCAGGTAGAAGCCTTAAAAAATATGATCTTTCTGATTTGATGACTTTAGAAAGTCGTTTGAAATATCAATTAAAGCGCGAACAAAAAGCGGACTTAATAGCTAATGGTCTTGGCAATCCATCTTCAATGTATGTGAGGTTTAACTGATGGGAATTATTAACGCTTGGTCGGCTTTATGGGAACCAAACCCAAGAGCAATAAAACCAAGAAGAAAAAGAGAATACGCAGGGGCCGAAGTATCACGCCTTACTAGCGGTTGGGTCACAAGTACCAATTCAGCCGATAGCGATATAAAAGGCAGCCTAAAAAAACTAAGAAATCGTTCTCGTCAACTTGTAAGAGATCAAGACTATTGCAAGAATGCTGTTCGTGTCATTGTTGAAAACGTAGCGGGAACAGGCCCACGCCTTCAAGCACAAGTAAGGATGGCAAGAGGGGGGCGCTTGAATCAACGTGTTAATGATCAAATCGAATATGCTTTTAAGAGGTGGGGATATGCGGAAAATTGCGATGTTGCAGGAAAACTTTGCTATTCCGACTTAATAAGAAATGCGGTTGGCGCGTGGGTTGAATCGGGTGAGGTGTTTATAAGAATTGTTAGAGGGCAAAAGTTTGGCAATAGTTCCGTGGCTATGGGGTTGCAAATTTTGGAGGCAGATATGATTGATGAGGATTACGAAGGGAAAGCAGAAAGAAAGGGTTGGCAATGGAAAATGGGAATTTTGCAAGATGAGTGGGGCAAACCTAAAAAATACGCGCTACTTACTAGGCATCCGGGAGATACTCTTTTTGTTAATCAACCAACCGACGGTAAAAAGCATATTTTTATAGATGCAAAAGATATTATTCATTTGGCAAAATTTGAAAGACCCGGACAAACTCGCGGGGTTCCTTGGATGGCAAGCGCTATTCAAAGAATGCACCATTTAGAAGGCTACGAACAAGCCGAGATCGTAAGAGCAAGGGCAAGCTCGGCGCTAATGGCATGGATTCAAACCCCAGAGGGTGATTTAGAAGGCGATGACGTTGTTGATGATGAAAGGGTTTTCGACATGCAACCCGGAGCCATCAAGTACCTCGGCAGTGGGGAGAGCGTACATGTTCCAGACTTAAACGCGCCTGATGGTCAATTTGAACCCTTTGTTCGTGCAATGCTTAGAGCGTTATCTGCGTCATTGGGCATTTCATATTCAACATTAAGCAGAGATAGCAGCCAATCAAATTATTCAAGTAGTCGTCTTGATGTATTACAAGATCAAGAATCATTCAAGGCTTTACAAGCTCAATTAAGAGAGATTGTGTTGTTTAGGGTTTATAAAGAATGGCTAGAAATTGCCGTATTGTCTGGAGCTTTGCAACTGGTTAATTATCAAACAGAACCGGAACGCTATCAAATGGCGCGGTTTATGTTTAAATCGGCTGGATGGGTAGACCCCTTCAAAGAATGTCAATCTAACAAACTTGCAGTTGAAGCAGGTTTTAAACTTCAAAGCGCTGTTTTAGCAGAGCAAGGGATGGACCTTGAGGAGTTTTTGATTGCCAGAAAAAATGAAATTGATATGGCTCC